TAGCCGGTTACTTGGGCAGCTAATAGGACAAATTTATGGCCACATCCAACATTAACCCAGCGGTCTACAGTGTCGCCAGCAACACGCGACAAAACTTGGCTTCTGTGGCAACAACCACCGCCATTCCTGCCGTGGCCATTTCAAATGTGGCCATTGTCAGCACAGCAGGCGCATTTACCAGTGACCGGTTTCAAAGCTATCGAATTGGTGACACCATCACCTTGACCGGTGCTTTTGCCAACACAGCCACAGGCAACATCACAGGTTATACTTCACCTGCAACCTATTACATTACCAAAACCGATGGCACCACACAGTTTACACTCAGTGCCAATACTACCGGTAACATCATAACCACAGTGGGCACAACCACAGGTGTTGTGTTTAACAGCAACAGCACAGCGGTAGAATTTCCTGCACAGGCCGGAGTGCCTTATTATGTAACCGGTGCACGCACACAGTTTGTGCAGTTGCCTACGGTGCAGGCCGCAGTTGGCACAGCAGTGACCGCAGTGGCCAATACGGCCAACACACAATTCAGTTTGGCATCAGGCAATATCACCTATACCTTGACCGGTTCAGTGGTCATGGCTGATGGCACACCGTTTGATCTGCGTAGTCCAGCCACAGTGGCCTGGATCAATGTCACAGCTGGCAATACAGTGATTGGATCTGCACCCATTGGGCGACCAGTGACCTGCGCAATCACAACCGGACTAGCCAATACCACAGTGGCCTTGGCAGTGACCCAAGGTGGCACCCGAGCCGCATGGGATTATCCGGCTGCTGTGCTTTCAGCATCGGCCACTATAACTGAAGTATCAGGATACCAAGGAACCTAACATGGCAAAAGACCGCACACCCACTACCTCTCGTGTAGAGAAACCCATAAACCAAGCACAAGGTCCTAGGACCGGCAATGATGGCACACCTGCCAAGCGTGAACGCTTTATTGACATGAAGACCTCAGGTTGGCGTGAAGAGTTGGCCGACCATGTGATGTCAAAGTTAGAAGCTCGTAATCCTGGTGGTGCTCGTGACCCGCGTGTGGAGCCCCTAGATGCTGACCGTGGTCCAGAATCGAATCCCACAGCCGGTGGCACCCGTTACAATGTTCGAGTGCGTGCTCCGGGCAACACAGTAAAGAAGTAAATAAGCACCCGCAAGGGTTTGTAGTATAGTATAGACAATAAGGACAAGCAATGACAAAGAAACAAATCCCCGCGGAGTCAACCTCCAACCCCTGGGCCGATGCAGTGGACGCAATCCCTGCAGAAGCCTTACAAGAGCCGGTAGCCCAGGCTCTCCGACCCCCAACCGTTACCGCCACAGCAATTGAATTTGATCTGGAAGGTCTCATGACTGACTTTCCCACAGCCCGTGATTTAGAACGCTTTGTGTATGATCAGCGTGGCATAGTGTTAAATCTTAAAGGTCGTGCCAACAAGTTAAAGTATCAGGTGGCAATGGATGCACTCAACGGTGTGGACATTGACCCCAGCTTTATTGGCATAGACAATCCTTATTTAGACAAGGCCGAGTTAGTGCCAGTGGATGACCTCCGTCCCGTTCCTGCCCGTGCCTCTGACCTACCTGCCGAAACAGATCTACAGAATGTGTTTGTGAGTCGCTTTATTCCACACCCAGACCCTGAGTATCGTAGCCGTGGCAAAAAGGTTGATTGTTTATTCAAGAAATACAAGAATGGACAGATCTCATACGAAATCCTGGGCCCGTTAGAACAACAGGCACATGGCGAAAAGATCGACAAGTTTGGTCGCATGAGACCCGAAATCATCCGGTGGGTAGATCCTCGCACCGGTGAACAGACCGTGGTGCGTAAAGATGGCACACTTACTCCCATTGGTCGTAACCTGCGTGCTCTCATGCAGAAGATGGGTGTGAACAATAGCAATCAATGGGAAGTCTGGATTGATCGTGACTTTGTCAATATCGAAGGTGGCAGCCTACGCAACCCATGGGATGTTGACGCGGAATGATCAATTCGGATAGCCCGGACCGTGACAGCCGTTATCAACAGGTAGTAGAACAACGGCGTGCCGAAGAAACCAAAATAGCACAGAAGGTCAATGCGGCCCACAGAGCCGCATTCCATGAACGCTTTCCGGGCCAGTTGGAACATTGCATGAGATTGGTGGCCGAACGCTTGCAACAAGGGCTTCGCAAGGACAGTGACATGCAGATCAGTGACTGTGGTGCCAAAGACCTTAGCTGGGCCCTGTTGAATCTTTGGACGATACATTTGGATCTTAGAGAAGAACCGTGATAGATAAAAAAAATATTGAACCTCAAATTCAAGCAGTAAAATTGTTAACGCCAGCGGCTATTGGCCATGCAGAAGATTCTGCTGAATATACAGAAATTATTTTAAGTGTGGCTGTATTTGCAATAAGAATCTTAGCACCTACGCATTCTAAAAAAACATTTTATAAATTGATTGATACTATTTACGAATCCAAATCTGCTCTAAAGGACTAGCATGCTAGATTCAGCCCTGCTCATGCGTAGAGCCATGCGATGGTGCCTGGACCAGCATGGCCTGTCACAGGAAAGCTACCGGCAAATGGATCAGGTCACGCAGGAGTCATTCCAGGCCTGGGTCATAGCCACGGCCGATGACATGCAGTATAATCAGCTCAAATACTTCAGACCATTTGAACATCAACAGAGATTCTTTGAAACCTATGAACATCCGCGTCGCGGCATATTGGCTGCAAATCGTATTGGCAAGACTGTGTCGACATGTTATGAGACAGCTATGCACCTTACCGGCCTTTACCCTGATTGGTGGCGTGGTCACCGTTTTGACCATCCTATTACAGCTATGGTTGCAGGCGAGGGCTGGAGTCAGGTAGCCATGGTGCTACAGAATGAACTGTTAGGCACACAGGATGTCAAGATAGCCAATCAGATCGGCACTGGTGCTATACCCAAAGCGGCCATCATAACCGAAACCATGCGAAGTGATGGTGCCAACTGTATGGGCGTAGAGATACGCCATCCCAAAGGCAAGAGCTATTTGTTGTTTGCCAACTACACACAGGAAGTGCGTCAGATGCAGGGTTTCAAGTTAAACCTGGCAGTATTTGATGAGCAACCTCCGGACGATTTCTTTAGTGAGATCGTTACCCGAACCGCAACCACACAAGGTAAAATCCTATGTTCGTTTACACCCTTGAAAGGACTCAACGGCTTGGTCTCCAAGTTTTGGAACAAAGAACCCGGCTACGATTTCATAAGAGTCGCCTGGGACGATGTTCCCGAATACGACCCTTGGGGCGAGCCATTTCTCTTGGCCGAAACCCGACGACAACTCGAGCGAGATTACTTGCCGCACGAGCGAGAGGCCCGCATCGCTGGCAAGCCGGTCATGGGTCAAGGAGCAGTATTTCAAATTCGTTCTTGGCCTACCTATGCCACTGGCGACTACAACTTTAGAGAAATGAACAACATCTACCGAATCATAGCACTAGACCTGGGCTTGGTCAATGACCGAACTGTGATCACACTCATGTATTGGAATCCCACGGAGCGTGAAGCCTGGTTACATCGTCAGATCTGTGTGACCGGCCTGGAAGAAGCCAACCCTACCAACTATATCAATCATCTCATGCGGCCCGAAGTGTTTGGCACTCCTATAGTGCTACCGCCTGATGCCGGCACAGCAGGCCGTTACACCATGAGTGCTCTCAGCATTCGTCAACTGTTTGAACAGTATGAACTAAATGTGTGGCCCCGTCCTATTATGAATCCGCCGGATGATCAAGGGCGCACTACCAATCATAAAGCATTTGGCATCAATGTCATGCGGCAAATGCTGGAAGCTGGCACCCTGCACATCAACGAAAACTGTCAGGATTTCCTGCGTGAAGCGCAAAACTACTATGTGGATCCCCAGGGCCGCTTTAGCGATCCCGATGACTGTATAGATTCGGCACGCTATGCACTCTTAGGTTGCCTAAATGACATAGCCGAACCCTGGGACAACAGAACCGCACGCGAACGCTTGGCTGCCTATAGAGATCAAGTGCGTCGTCCTGGGCCTAAATCCAGCGAATGGAAGCGGGTCTTTGATCCCAACAACTAAATATAAAATACACTAAGGTCTCAATACATGTTAAACATACGCAACAAGGTCGTAAGCCAACTGAACACTACAAATGCTCAAATGAGCCGTTTTGTCAAGCTGAAAAACCAACTGGATACCAAGATGGCTTCGTATCTGCGTTATCTTGGCACAAAGAATGCTGTAAACCGTGCTTCGGACTATCACTATCTCATGCTGGCAGTTTATGATTCAACCGCACCAGTCAATGGTATAGATTATATTCATCCTGTGGTCAAACCCGCAGTGGACTATGTGACCGCTGTGATCAACAAGGGCCTGGCCCCCAACGGTGAAATCAACTTTGAGTTTGTGCCCGACACCGACGAAGATGATACAGCCGCACGACAGGCCACCAACATGGTTAGTCGTATTATCAATCAAGAAAACGACCCACATTTTATCCTACAACGCTGGATCATGGACGCCAATCTGCACAAGAACGGCATGCTGATGATCCTGCCGGTGCGTGAACAAGTGGTGCGTTATGTAGAAACACAGGGCACTCGAGATCAACTCAAGGCCTTTGAACAACAGGCACAGGATGGTGGACTTACTCCCCTACGCCAAAGCCGTAGAAAGGTCGCAGTGGACCTGGCCAAAGTGGCCGCTGAAACACAACAGTTTGTGCAGGGTCTACCCGAAGCACAGGCTCGCGAAATCCTGGACAACAAAATCTCAGCCGCACAGGCACGCATGACTGATCCTGATACCGAAGAAGAAGAAACCGAAAGCATTGAAGTGCGTGATGGTGAAGATGCCATTGCCGAAAGCATAGCACGCAATACCATTTACGCAGCCAAATACAAGCTGACTGGTTACAGTCTCAAAATCAAATTCCGTAACATTGCACAACACTACTGGATCTGCGATCCCACTGTGCAGGAAATGAAAGACCAAGTGTTCTGTGGATTCTATGATCCCATGAGCATACAAGAAGCTGTGCAGTTGTATCCACAACTACAAGATCACATGGAGGAATTCCGTGAATATGCTGAATACAATCAAAACGGTGCATACCAAGCTGGGTCAGTGCTTAACAATCTCGCTAT